CTGGCCGGCTTGCTGCTGCTGGTGGCGGTTTACGCGTGGGGACTGGTAACCGGCAAGTGGGACCAGGGCCCGGTTACCCTGCCCTGATGCGTTTGCGTTTGGTTAGGCCAGCTTGACGCGGAAGTATTGGCTGATATCAGCGCCAGTTTTGCTGGTGTCGGAGAGGATTTCAGCCTCGACTTCAAGGTCGGCAAACTTGTCGCCCAGCAAACTCAACGCCTTGGTGGGGCTGAGTTGGGCGCGGTAAATGTCCACAATCACCGGCTTGCCGCTGTTGGCTTCATTGAGACCTTCAAAGTGCAGCTCAAGCGTGACGGCACCGCTGGTCATGGCCTCGACCTTGTCATAGGCGGCATAGGTGTAGCTGACTTTTAGGGCTTGCGATTCTGTGATGGCACCAGTGCCGATGATGTAGATGCCGCCTGCGCGCACTTCATAGTCGGTGTTGGCGACATAGGTGATGAGGCCGGTGGCGCTGTCTTTGACGGTGACGGCGGTTGGTTTGGGGTGGGCCAAGGGGACGATGGCCAGTTTGTAGGCGGTGACGGCCTCGTCTGCGACGGTGGCACCGGCGACCTCGCTCTCGGTGCCAAAGACGGCGCGGGCGACGTTGGTTTTGTTGAGGTCGTTGAGGGTCATGCTCAGGGTGGCTTCGCTGATGCGGCTGACGGATGCATAGGTGCCGCCACCGGGTTTGCGGAAGTCGCCCAGCTTTGGTTTGTTTTCTTTGATGGCGATGTCGAGTTTGCTGACGTTGCCAATTTCAAACAGGCCGGCAGCGGCGCCGGCGACGCGGGCATAGACTTGGCCGGAGCCGAGGTAGGGGTAGTAAATGGTGTTGCTCATGGTGGTGGTCTCAAGGGGTTAGTCGGGTTGGGATGTCAGGTCTGCGGCATAGGTGAAGTAGCCAATGCGGTAGCGCGTGCGGGTGACGGTGCTTTTGACGTCGAGGGTTTTGGCTTCCCAACTGGTGTCGGTTTCGGCAATCGTTACCCGCAATGGGCTGCTGAGCGCCCATGCGTGCAGGGCTGCGTGGGCGGCCACCAGCAGGGCATCGGCTTCTGGCTCTGGCGCGGGGCCGCTGCGCCCGGCCTGGCGGGATACCACGGCAATGGTTAGCTCCAGCTCGCGCTGGGTTAGGCGTTTGTTGCCAGATAGCTCTTTGACTTGGTCAGATTCAGGTAGCAGCATGATGGCCGGGGTTTTGCCGTCCCCCAGTGGGTCGCTGGGTTGCCTGAAAAATTGCGCTGCACAGCTTGCTGCAACAGGTGCCAGCACGGCTTCGATGGCTTGCAGGATGCGCTCGCGTACAGAATTGCTCATGGCTTAAGCGGGCTCGGTGGCGTAGAGTTGTTCCAGCACCAGGCGGGTGAGGCCGGTGGGGCCGAGTCCGTCGGGTTCGGCGCTGCGCACGATGTAGTCAACGGCGTTGACGGTGACGTCAGTGCCTGCCTTGAGGCCGGGGTTGATCGCGCTGATGCACCAGATGGCTGGATGGCTTGCATCAAGCGATACGCCAGCGTATTGCGCGGCGGCGTAGGCATCGTCAAACAGTACGGTTTGGGCGCGCCCGTCGATGGTGGCGGGCGTGCCGAGCTGTTTGATGGCTGCGGCGCTCACGCGCGCCTGAAGTGATGCAAAACTCATTTGGCCAGGTGGGTGGGTTGCGGTTTATTCGGGGATGCCGTTAAGCAGCAGGTCAACCACAGTTGCGCCGTTGCCAGCAGCGCGGAAGGCGATGCCGGCCTGGGTGTTGCCGCTGCTGGTGGTGGTGATGCGTTTGTTGGTGGCATCCCAGTAGCAGACAACACCAATGGCGATCACGTCCGTGCCGAGTTTTGGCACATTGAACACGCCGGTGGTTTGTACGCTTCCGGTGGCGTTGGCGGCGATGTCGGTGAGGGCAATGCCGACTTTGGTACCGATGATGACGGTGTCGCCGCTGGCGATGGCGGTGGCTCCATTGGGGTAGTCAAAGACGTGGCCGCTTTGGACAAATTTGGTGGTCATGGTGGTGGGCTTTCAGGTGTTTGCGGGTGGGCTGGGTGGGGCTGGCTTGGGCGGTGGGTTATGCGCCGGCGTTTTTGACCGCACCGCGCCAGTCGTGGCCTGCCACGCCGTAGTCGAGGCGCACTTTGTAGGATGCGCCGTCGGTGTCAAAGGCGGTTTCCATTTCGAGGTAGGGCTGGTCGTTGCCGTCAAGGAAGGCGACTTCGATGGCGGCTGATTCGTTGACGCTGGCCAGGGCGTAGTAGGCGGTGCCGCTGAGGCGTGGGGTGTCAACCACGTCGCGGAAGAGACCGCGCACGCGGTTTGGCACTTGGAATTTGCTGGTGACGCTGATGTCGTATTCGGCGGCGTTGAGGACGCGGGCAGTGCCGCCGTAGCCAATGGGGCATAGCAGCAGGTCGGGGCGCATGTCGAGGTAGTCGTTGCCAGAGATGTCTTTTTGCTGCGCCATGAGGACGCGCATGGCATCGAAGCTGTCCACACTCATGGCGGCGGCTGTGCCGGCGATGTTGTTGTGGCTGCTGTGGAACAGGGGCTGGCCGTCGGTCATGGTGGGGCCTGCGCCAGAGTTAGATAGCAACAGGGCATAGACATCGGCTTCAATGGTGCGGGCAGCAGCGCGGCCCATGGCGGCGGATTGGTCGGTGAGTGCGCCGAGGTCGTCGTTGATGACGGCTTCGCGGCTGATGTTGATGATGTAGCCTTTGGTGACGGCTGCAATGCTGGATTTTTCGCCGTCAGGGATGGCGACGTTGCGGTATTCGCCCAGTTCGTTTTTGGCCAGCAGGTTGCCCAGGCTGCCGGTGCGGTAGCGGGTGTGGGCGCGGAAGTCGCTGACGCTGCCGCGCTTGCACCAGCGGGTCCAGGTGAGGGCTGCGGTGGCGTATGCGCCGAGCAGGGTTTTGTGCATGGCGGTCTCGAACAGGACGGGGAAGTCGCTGGATGACTGGGTGAAGGCGGCGGCTACGATGGCGCGTTTGTCCATGCCTTCGGTGCGGCGGCCAATGGCTTGCAGGCTGGCCTCTGCCAGGGCGAGCAGGGTGCGGCCACGGTAGGGGTTGGCGCTGATGTCGCGGCGGTCGGTTTCGGTGGCGACACCGGCGCGCACCATCATGCTGGCGACCATGGCGGTGCGGCGTTTGTCGGATGCGTCTTCAACGGTGACGATGTGGCCGCCAGCAATGGGGGTGGCGGTGGCTCCGAGGTGGTTGAGGAGGCGCTGGTTGGCGGCGTTGACGCTGATGTCGGGATTGGCTTCGCAGGCGGCCATGAGTTCGGTGACACCAGGGTGACGCGCCATGAGTTGGAAGTTGGCGCGGATGTCAGCGCGGCGGGCTTGGTCTTGGGCCAGGGTTTGGGTGCGGATGGCGGCTGCATCGGGTGCATCAGGCGTGGCTGCTGCGGCTGGCACGGCGGCTGCGGGCTGGGTGATTGGTGCGGCTTGGGGGGCTGCCGCCTGGGGGTTTGCGGGGTGGGTCATGTGGAGGGGCTCCGGGTTTTGGTTGGCTTGCGCCAGGGGGTGGTTTGAGGCGGCGGCCTCGGGGGTGCGATGTGCTTGCACGGTGGCTGGCAAATCACGGTATCGGGTGAGGTTGAACGAGGCTTTGGCGGCGGCTGATTCGGGGCTGGCCTGGATGATGGTGTTGACGTAGCCGTCAGCCAGTGCCTGGGCGGCGGTGTACCAGTGGTCTTTGCCGTCTTGCAACAGGGTTTGTATGGCCTGGGTGGTTTGGCCGCTTTTGGCGGCGTAGCTGGTGGCCATGGCGTTGGCCCAGATGTCGAGCATGTCGGCAAAGTCGCGCAGGGCGGCGCTGTTGCCGGTGACACCACCCCAGGGGGCGTGAATCATGAGCATGGCGTTTTCGCTCATTTCAACGGTGTCGCCCGCCATGGCGATGAGGCTGGCGATGCTGGCGGCTATGCCGTCGATGCAGACGGTGACTGTTGCCGGGTGGCGTTTGATGGCGTTATGAATGGCGATGCCGTCGGTGACGGAGCCGCCAAAGCTGTTGATGCGGATGGTGATGTCGCTGGCTTGTAGGGCGGCGATGTCTTTGGTGAATTTGGCAGCGGTGATGCTGTCACCAAACCAGTTTTCGCCGATGTCGCCATAGATGAAGATTTCAGCGGCCTGCGCTTGCAGGCCGGTGGCGCTGGCTTGGGGTGGGCGCTGGCGGATGCTGTACCAGGGCGGGGGTTGGTGGTGGTTGGCGGCGGGTGTTTGCGGCATGGGGGCTAATGTGCCGCCCGTGCTGTCTAGTTTTCAAGTAAGAAAACTAGACTATTTTTGAGTTCAGGCGTTTTTTATTCTTTTTGGGGTGGTGTTTCGGGTTCTTCTGGTTCGTCTGGCTGTTCGGCTGGTGGGTTTTGGGGTGTTTGGCTGGTTTGGGCGGCCAGTGCGTGGGCGGGGTTGCTGGTGAAGATGATGTTTCTGGCGGTTGTTTCGGCGCGCCAGCGGCTGACCTGTTCAAGCAGGTCGCGGGGGTTGACGCCGCGCTTGCGCATTACTTCAACTTCGCTGGCAAAGCCGTCTTGCACCAGGGATGCGAATGCCTTGGCTTCTTTGAGGGGGTCTATCCAGGGCATGGATTGGGCGATGTAGAGGGCATCATCAGCGGTGGCGCTGTCGCAGTCGCTGGGGCGTTTGACGATGTCGCTTAAGTGGGCAGCTTTTACAAAGTTTTGCCATACGGGTTGTAAAAATTGGCCGGTAAATTCATCGGTGAGGGTGGCGTAGTTAACCCATTGCTCGACCAGCTCTTGGCGTTGGGCGCTGTAGGTGCCGTTGTAGTCGCGGGCAATGGAGCTGTAGCTGCCACCCACGCCGGCGGCGACAGCGCGCAGTTGGCCTTGGCGGAAGGTGATGAGGTTGGGGTTGGGGCGCTTGCTGTCGATCAAGCCAATTTCTTCGCCTACTTGCAAGCCGTCAATGATCATGCCGGGCTCAAGGCGTAGCTCGCGTTCGATGATGTTGCCGCTTTCGTCCCTGGATTGGTCCGGGTTGTATCCGTCAGGGTTTTGTTTTTTGACGTAGGCGGTGAGTGCGGCGCTGATTTTGGCGGCCACGCGTTCGCTGGTTTCGTATTCTTTGATGTCTTCGAGGCGGGCAATGATGCTGGCAAATTCGCTGATGCCGCGTTTTTGGCCGATGCGGTCGCGCAGGGCGAGGTGGTTGATGTTGGCGGCATCTATGCGTTTCATGCCGGCTTTGCCGCTGGCGAGGCTTGGGCTTTCTTTGGGGTGGCCTTTATAGACCCAGTAGGCTACGGTGCGGCCCCAGGCGTTGGTTTCGATGCCTTGGCGCAGGGTGTTGCCGTCGCTTAAGTCAAGCGGGACCATGTCGGCCTCAAAAATCTCGATGCTGTAGGGGACGATGGTGCCGTGGTTTAAAAATGGCACTTGGCCGCTGAGGTGTTGGGCGAAGACTTCACCATCACGCAGCCAGGCGCGGGCCATGGCGCGTTGGCAGCCGCTGAAGGTGTGGGTCCAGGTGACTTCAGGGGTGATGCACCAGTCGCGCCAGGCGCGGCGCAGGGCGTCGGCGTAGTCGGTGTGGATGGAGCCGTCGGGGCGGCGGGGCTGGGGTTCGATGCCGATGCCGTTGGGGCCAATGATGTTGTTGACCATGGTGCGCAAGATGCCGCGCGCGATGTCGTTGTTGCGCTCCATGTGGCGCGCCTGGCCGCGTAGTTGGGCTGCGCCTTGGCTGACGATTTCGTTGGGGCCAGGGCCGTCGCGGTGGAATTTGCGCAGTCGGCTGGGGGCGCTTTCCTCGTGGGCGCGGGTGCTGGCGGTGATGCGGGTGAGGGTGTCGCGGGCAGCGTAGCGGCGCAGGCCGCTGGCGGGGTTGAACCAGCCGACCAGGCGGTCGATGGGGTTGGTGGGGTTGGCGTTTGACATGGTGGTCTTTGGGGTTAGTTGAAGCGGGCCAGGCTGTAGCCGATGCCGCCAAAGGTGGGGGTGGCGGTGGTGCGGGCGGTGAGGCTGTTGACGGTGTTTTGCCATTCCTGGCGGCCTTTGCGGATTTCGGCCAGGTCTTCGCTGCGCCAGCGGCGATCAGAGCCGCCCGTGCCAAAGGAGATTT